GGGCTCGTACGGGCCTCGTGCGGTCGCCTGGGCCCGTAGGCGTCTCGGCATCAGGGCGATGGGATGGCAGCGCCGCGCCCTTTGGCGGGCCCTTGCGGTCGATCGCCGCGGCGAGCTCGTCCACTCGCTGTACCTCGCCTCGACGGCTCGGCAGAATGGGAAGAGCACGTTCGTACGCATCCTCATCGGGTGGGCCATGACCGAGGCACCCGAGCTCCTCGAGTGGGCTCGCATCATCGGCCTCGCGTACGATCGGGCCCAGGCCCGCACGATCTACTCCGCGGTCAAGGGTGATGCCGAGCGACCGGCCCTCGAGGACTATTACCGCCGCATCACGGCGCACCGCGGCCTCGAGAGCGTGACCGGCGCCCAATACGATGTGCTCAGCCGAGAGGCCGTCAAGACTGCCCGATCGCTCACGGTCGATCTCGTGCTCCTCGATGAGGTGCTACTCCAAACCTCGATGGACCTATGGACGGCCGTCGAGCCGACGATGACCGTACCGAGCCATCCGCTCGCGGTGGGCATCTCGACGGCCGGCAATCCGCGCTCGGTGCTACTGCGCTCATGGTGGGATCGCGGCCGCCGCGTGATCGACGGCATTGAGGATGCCGACGGTTTCGGTATGTCGTGGTGGGCGGCCGACCCTGCAGGAGCCGAGGACGATCCGGCCGAGATCATGGCCGCCAATCCGGCCGTCATCGATCGTCGCCTCTCGATCGCCCGCATCCTCCGATCCAGGCGGGCCCTCACCCCGCTCGAGTACCGCCGTGAGCGCCTCAACCTATGGAGCGACGCGGCCGAGGAATGGCTACCGGCCGGAGCCTGGGCGGATTCGGTCGCCGACCAACCTCACCGCAATGGCGGCCGCGTGACGCTCGGTGTGGAAGTACCGCCATCGTGGCGCCGAGCGACCGTCACCGTGGCTCTCCCGGGCTCTCCGGGCTCGTGGGCCGGCGTGGCATGGGAAGCCGATGCCTCGAGGCTACCCTCGGCGACCGTATCGCCCGAGCTCCTCCTCGAGGGCCTCGCCCAGGCGGCCGCCGCATGGAAGCCGGCCGCGATCGCCTACAGCAACGCGGCCGCCGCGGCGCCGCACGTCGCCGCCTGGGCCCGCGATCACGATATCCCGACGCATGAGCTCGGGCCTCGTGACCTCCGCCAAGCATCCGAGACGTTCCGCGCCGAGCTGGTGGGCGGTCGCCTCGGTCATGGTGACGATCCTCTCCTCGCCCTACAGGTGGCGAGCTCGAGGCCGTCGGGCCCGATCTCCCGCGGCGATTGGTACCTATCCATCCGTGAGAGCACCGGCGAGATTGACGCGCTCAGGGCCGCCGCCTGGGCCACGTTCGCGCTCCTCTATCCTCCCGCGCCGACCAAATCGCCCACCCTGTATACACCTCGCTCCCGTCGGCTCCGCGTTGACGGTGGCGATCGCGGTAGCGACACTCTCACCGATGGGGAAATCTCGCCGGAAGAGTGACGCGCACCGCGCCGATATGCCGGCGCCGAGCTCGCTGGTAGTCTCGGGCAGCGGGCTCGCCCGCCGGCATTCACTCGTCGGCGGTTTCCTCGATCACCCGTCGGGCCTGGGCTCGAGCATCTCCGAGGCCCTCGCCCTCGGCGTGGATACGGTGTACGCCTGCGTCCGCCTCATCGCCGATATCGTGGCCGGATCCGATGTTGGCGAGTGGAAGGGCAACGCGCTCCTCCCGAGCTCGAGGCTCACCCTCAATCCCGGCATTCCGCCGATGACCCGCCGCGAGTGGCTATGGCTCGTGGCGGCCACCCTCGCTCTCTACAATCGAGCGCCCTACCGCCGCGGGCCTCTCGACTCCGAGGGCGTGCCCTATTGGCTCGAGCCGATCTATCCCGCGAGGCTCACCCGATCGGGCTCGACGCTGTACCTCGATGGCGAGGCCGTCGAGGCGTCCCGGTTCGGCATCATTCACCGCGCCATGTTCCCGGCCACGAGTGGCGACGTCTCGACGGTCCTCCGACTCGCTCGCGCTCAGATCGGCGCCGCGGCCGCGGCGGTGAGTTATACCTCCGAATGGTGGGAGGCCGGCGGCGCGCCGATGACCGTGCTCAAGAGTGACGCGCCGATCGAGAATGACAAGGCCGTAGAGATGGCCGAGCGGTGGGCCGAGCGCCGGCTCGAGGGCCCAGGCTTGCCGGCGGTCCTCTCCGATGGCCTCGACGTCTCGGCCTTCGGCGCTGATCTCGGGAGTGAGGCCGCCGATGCGGCCGGCGATCGCCTCGCCGCGGCGGTGGCGCGGTACTTCGGCGTCCCGCCCGATAAGGTGAACGTGCGCAATCAGGCGAGCTCGCTCACCTATTCCACGACCGAGATGGCCGGCACCGACCTCATCCGGTACACCGCCCTCGGCTACACCGAGGCGATCGGCGATCGCGTGAGCACCGAGCTCCCGGGCCACGAGATCGCTGGCCGGCGCATCCGGGTCGATCCGAGCCTATTCACCCGCGCCGATCAGCTATCGCGCTATCAGGCCTGGGCCATCGCCCTCGATCCTGCGACCGGATGGATGGACGTTGACGAGGTGCGCGAGCGCGAGGGCCTACCGCCACGAGAGCGCGTGCCGGTTCCCGCACCTATCGAGGTTCCAGCATGAGCGAACATCTCCCGATCACCACGCTCGCCCAGGGCTCGATCGCCATTCGTGAGTCCACCGATGGCGATGGCCGCACCGTTTCGGGTGTGGCGGTGCCCTGGGCGAGCCGTGCGGTGAATACACGCGAGTACGGCTCAACGCCCGAGCGTTTCGAGCGCGGAGCATTCTCGGCGGCGCTGGCCGCCAGGGCAGGGCGGCCGGTACCGCTCCTCGATCGGCATGGTGAGCTCGGCGGCGCCGTCATCGGCGCCGTCATGTTCACCGAAACCGAGGAGGGCCTCGAGTATGAGGGCCGGCTCCTCACGAGCCAGCGAGCCCAGGATGCCGGCGAGATCATCGCCGCCGGCGTGGATGGCGTCTCGCTCGAATTCTACCCAGGGCCCACCGCCCGCGATGGCGGCGAGGCCGTCCACAAACGGGGCTCGATCCGATCGGTGATCGGGCTCGCTCTCGCCTACGCTCCGGCGCTCGCCGGCGCGAGCGCATCCGTCCGCATGGAGGGCAGACAAATGGAAACGATCGCCACCGAGGCGACCACTCCCGAGCGACCGGCTCCGGCCGAGATCGTCCCGCCGATCAACGTCGAGGCGATCACCCGCGCCGTCGTGCGCACCGAGCTCGACGAATTCCGCCGCACCCTCGCCGAGACGGCGGCCGCCGGCCGCGGCGACCCGTTCGATGCCATCCGCTCGATGCGGGGCCTCGGCGAGATGTACGTCGCGGGCTCCGACAAGGCCGCCGCGCTCGACGTCCGCCGAGCGTTCGCCCGGGCGCTCGATGACAACATCACCGGCGACAGCGCCGGCGTCGTCACTCCCGGCGTCATCCAGGACGTCAAGCGGATCGTCAACGCCGGCCGCCCGGGTATCGCCGCATTCGGCGCTCAGGGCCTGCCCGATGAGGGTATGGCCGTGACGTGGCCGTACCTCGAGACGGGTACCGCGCTCACCGATCTCTTCGGCGCTCAGCCGACGGGCGAGAAGAACGAGATCGTTTCCGGCGAGGTTCACATCGACCTCGGCTCGAGCAACCTCATCACATACGCCGGCGGTAGCGATATCTCCTACCAGTTGCTCCGGCGCTCGAGCCCGAGCTACCTCGAGGCGTACACGCGCATTCTCCTCGCCGCCTGGGCCCTCATCACCGATACCGCTTTCGTCAACGCCGTCGAGGCCGCCGGTACCGGCTCCGTCGTGATCGATTGGGCCGCGGCCACCCTCGAGGAGATGCAAGAAGCCGCGCTTACCGCCTCGGTCGCGATCAAGGCGGCCACGGGTCAGCCGGCCGAATTCATCCTCGCCGGTGACGCCACGTTCATCGCCATCGGATCGAAGATGACACCCGCGCCGATCGTCAACGCGCTCGGCACCGCCACCGCCTCGACGCTCTCGGTGAGCCTCTCGGGACTCCCGGTGCTCCACGATCCAGCTGTGAACGTGGGTACGGCCGTGATCTCGAATCGCGAGGCCGCTCGGTGGTTCGAGGATGGGCCATTCCCGGCCACCGAGGAGGACGTCGCCAAGCTCGGGCGAAACGTCGCCTATTGGTCGATGGGCGCCGCCGGCGTGTTCGTCCCGGCCGGCGTCGTCAAGTCGGCCACGAGCTAGCCCAGGCCGCCCGGTGGCATGGGTTGAGGGCGATGCGGTCCTGACATTCGTGGGCATCGCATCGCCCTCACAGGAAGAGGAGGATTGGGCGGCGACGGTCGCCGCGGCGATCTCCGCCGGTTTCGATCATCGCCTCTCGGACGCCGACGTGGATGGCACCGAGCCCGAGCTCGTGGCCGCGGCGCTCACGGCGGCCGGTGACGCCTATAAGCGGCGCGAGACGCCGTTCGGTGTCACCGGCTACGCCGATCTACAGGGCGCCGCGATCAGGGTGGCTCGTGACCCGCTCGAGGCCGTCGAGCCGATCCTCCGCCGCTATGCCACTCCCGGCATCGGATGATCGCCGAGAGCCGTGCCGAGTTCCATGCCGCGATGGCCGGCGCCTCGATCCGATCGGTGGACGCCGGCGGGCTCGTCAATCCGCCCTGCGTCGTCCTCTTCCCGGCCGATGGATGGCTCACACCGCGCACCCTGGGCGGTGGCTATGAGATCGCGTGGCGGTTCGTGGCCGTGACAGGAAAGGCCGATATGGTCGCCGGCGTGGCCGAGATCGACACACTCGCCGAGGCGACCGTCGCCGCCCTGCTACCGCTCCGCGGGTGGGATAGCGCCGAGCTCGACCGCCCGGGACCGATCCAATTCGAGGGCCTCACCGAGTATTACGGTGTGCCCGGTCGCATCGTTCACCGATAGGAGGGCCTCTAAGTGCCGGCAAATCCGCAAATCCAGAAGTCGATCAAGTTCACCCTGCAGGCCGCGAGCGAGGGCTCGCCCGATGATTTCTCGGCCGATTGCATCGACCTCGCGGTGGTGCCCGACGTGCCCGACGACGTGACCGTGACGACGCTCGATGACGTGACGCATAGCGACGTCGGGCCGATCGCCTGGGCGATCGAGGCGACCGTCATCCTCGATTGGGATTCGACCCGCCCGGGGCTCGCTCGCTACCTCTTCGACCATTCGGGCGAGGCCGCGGCTTTCGTCCACAATGCGTACGATCCGACCCAGGCCGAGAGCTCGCTCGAGCCCGAGATGACCGGGACGTGCCGGCTCGTGCCGATCCAGTACGGCGGCGAGGGCCATGCCTTCGCCCAGGCGACCGTCCGGCTCCCGATCACCGGGACGCCGACCCTCGACGAGACGACCTAGGCGAGCCGGAATGGCTCGCGGTAGCAAACCGGCCATCGCAGTCGAGGGCGCTCGAGAGCTCGCCCGCGCCCTCAAGGGCCTTGAGGGCGGCCTCGATGATCTCAAGGACGTTCACCGCGAAACAGGCGAGATCGTGGCTCAGGAAGCCAAAGAGATCGTGCCGCACCGCTCCGGCGCCCTGGGCCGCTCGATCCGTGCCACCCGTCGCAGGGCCGGCGCCACCGTCGCCGCCGGCCGCGGCCGCGTACCCTATGCGGGGCCCATCCATTTCGGATGGCGCCGGCGCAACATCGAGCCACAACCGTTCCTGTATGAGGCCCTCGATCGCCGCCGCGATGCGGTGATCGCTACCTATCACCGCGGAGTCGATCGGCTCGTGAGCGATGCCAAACGGAAGATGCCGAGATGAGGACCAATGATGGATGCCGACCAAATCGACGTGGCCGCGATCGAACCGCCCACCCTCGAGAGCCTCACATTCGGCGAGATGGCGGAGCTCGAGCGCCAGTCCGGGCGGCCGATGACCGAGCTCATGGCCGCGGGCCCGATGACGATCACGCTGGTCGCGCTATGGGTGAGCGAGTCGAGAAGCTCCGCGAGGCCGCGGTCATGGCAAGAGCTCGCCGCCCTACGGCCGTACGTCAGGCCATCCTCGCCCTCGCAGTCTCGACGGGTTGGCCGCCCAGCGAGATCGAACGGCTCAGGATCGGCGACGTCGAGTACCTCACCGAGCTAGCCCAGGCCCGGGCTCGCCGGCCATCGATGAGGATGCGACGTGGCCGATAGCACGATCTCGGTGGCGATCACCGGCGATGCGAGATCGCTCATTCGAGAGCTCGATAAGTCCGGCAAGAAGCTCGGTGTATTCGCCGGCGTCACCGCGGCCGTATCAGCGCGGGCGATCACGTCACTCGAGAGCATCGGCGCCGGCGCGGTGGATTTCCTCGCCGGCTCGCTCGGCGAGGCCGACCGCCTCGGCGATGCGGTTCTACGGCTCACCGAGAAGCTCGGCGACGCCGCACCCCAGGCCATCGAGCTCGCGAAAGGATTTGAGCGGTTCGGGCTCAGCAAACAGGACAGCGCCGAGCTCGCCGCCAATTTCGCCGATTTCGCCTCGGCCCTGGGCCTCTCGGCCGACAGTATCGCGCCGCTCACCGATGACGTCCTCAAGACGGCCGGCGCGCTCTCGCTCATCACCGATCAGAAGCCCGATGAGGTGATCGATCTCATCGGCAAGGCGGCCGCTGGCTCCGAGAAAGCGATGAGGGCCCTCGGTATCCACGTTGACGAGTCAGCTGTGGCCGCGGCCGCCCTCCAGGCATCCGGCAAGGACAATCCGAAGATGCTCACCGATACCGAGCTCGCCGCCGCTCGGCTCGATGCGGTCCTCGCCGCCCTCGCGCCCAGGATGCACGCCGTCGCCGATGGCGAGCAAGACGTCGAGGGCAAGACGCGCGAATTGCAGGCCAAGATGGAGAGCCTTCAGGCCGATATCGGCAAGCACCTCGAGGGCCCGTATCTACAGCTCCTCGAGTGGACGTCTGACCTATTCAGCGGCCTCGAGGCCGTCGCCGGCGCTCTCGGCACCCTGCCCGATGCATTCCGCGGCATGATCGCGCCGATCCTCGATCTCCTTGGCCCGCTCGCCCGCCTCGCCGATCTCCTCCGCGAGGTGATCGGGAATCTCCCGCTCGTGGGGAATGGGTGGGGCGGTGGCGGTGGCGGTGGCGGTTTCGGTGGCGGTGGCAATACCGCCGCGCGGAGCCCCGTCACCGTCAACGTCAACGGCGGCGACCCGGTGGAAACCGAGCGCGCCGTGCTCTCGGCGCTCACCAAATACACCGGCCGGAATGGTCAACTCACGAGGTTCGATTGATGGCCGAGCTATTCGCCAATGGCTCTCTCTCGACGGTCGCGGTGGCGGTCGATGACAATGACACCACCCTGACCGTCGATGACGCGTCAGGTTTCCCGGCGAGCGGCGATTTCCGCATCCTGGTCAACCTCGCCGACGGCTCCAATCCCGAGCTCATGAAGGTTACGGGCGTGAGCGGCGACGATTTCACAGTCGAGCGCGGCGCCGAGGAATATAACGGTTCCGACGTGCCCGTCGGCCACGACGTCGGCGAGCTCGTGCTCCTCGTGCTCACCGAGGCGAGCCTGGGCGAGATTTCGGGCGGTGGCGGTGGGCCCGCCACCGTCCACGTCTACGATACGGCGCAGTCGGCCACCGATCTCGCCATCGGCGCCGACGTCATCTACGCCGAGGTGTGGGCGATCGGTGGCGGTGGCGGTGGGGCGTCGGCTCGATCCAATAGCACCGCCGCGGCCGGCGGTGGCGGTGGCGGTGGCGCCTGGGACCATGCCAAGGTGCTCAAGGCCGATCTCGGCTCGAATATCAAGGTGACAGTCGGCGCAGCCGGC